AATCTTAAAAATTCTTATTGTGCTAATGATTAAGTATTTTGTCCAGATGACGATAATGTTTTCTACATATATATTTTGTATTATATAAAATATATATAAATATATAAATATAAAAATTAAGTATATTTAATATGTATAGTTTTTTTAACAAATTTACAAAACATGTTAGTGTTTATTATCGCATTATAAAATTAGTAAGTGTATTAACATATACACTTACACACTTTTATGCTAATAAAATGTTAACTTTTTATTTATATAACTATAAACCTCGGTCTAGATTGAGTCTAATAAAAGCATTATGCACTAAATTAGAAAAACTAAATAGTGTATATATTAAAATATTTCAATCACTAGCTCTAAATGAAGATTTATTATATGATGACGAAAAGGATTATTTAATTAACTATTGTGATAATGTTCCATACAGTAGTAATTGTATTGACTATAAATTGTTAAGTGATTTACACGAAACATATAATATTAGTGTGCTAAGCGCAATACCTATAAACAGTGGAATAATTGGACTAGTATTTGACGGATATGATAGTTCTAATACAAAGGTTGTCGTTAAAATGTTAAAACGCAATATAATTAATGATTTGAGAGATTTATTTGATGATTTGCTATATATATCATATGTGTGTAAAGTTATTCCATATATTAATTCTTTTAACATAACCAAATTAGTTTTAGATAATAAAGAATTAATGTTACAACAAATAGATTTTATGAAAGAGGCATATGCGCTAGAGAGATTTGCCGAAAAATACAAAAATAATAAAGAATACAGATTTCCTAAGGTCTATAAAAATATTACTCAACGCTATAATCAACTTTTAGTAATGGAAAATATAAAAGGGTTAACGTTTAAAACGCTTGAAACTATGGATGACACTGTTAAAGAGGAATTTGCTTATATATATATAAAATTTGGAATATTGGGTATTTTAAATTATTCAGCTATTCATTGCGACTTACATTGTGGAAATGTGTTTTTTTATATAAATGAATGCACTAATGATAACACACCAAAATATCAAATGGGGGTTATAGATTTTGGATTAACCTGTTTTCCAAATAAGTTAAATCAAACTGCGTATTATATATTTTTAACACAAGTCTTAATAAATAAAGATTATAGCCAATTGTTTACAGTTTTGCACAATGTTATTGAAGAAAAGGAGAGATTTAATGCTATGTCCCAAGTGATTAAAGAAGCATTTAAAAAAGAAATTTGCGACACTATTGAATTGTGCGTTCATAATGAAATAAATCCAAAACTAATAGTTGACTTTTGTAAAATATTTAAAAACTACAATTTGAACTTTACAGAAGAATTTCACAAATTAGTATTGTGCCTATTAAATGTAAATAGTTTTGGAAAACAATTGTCAAAAGATGTCGCCGCTTGTCAAATGAAATTGTTTAATAACTTAACTAGCATGCATCGATTATTCGCAATACCATAAAAGTATAAAAGTATAAAAGTATAAAAGTATAAAAGTATAATAATTATTCTCTCTAAAAAAAATATAATACTTAAAAATATAAGTTGTATTTCTAACTATTATACACTTAGTTCAATGTTAGTCTTTACTAACTCATGAACCTTAGTATGATTTTCAAAGACTATATTAGCTTTGTTCACCCTAACTTGTCTTTTATAATATAAATAGCGAATTCTAATAAGAACAACTAAAAACGCACCAATTAGTCCAATAATTGTTCCAATATAAAATAGGTCCATTGTTATAGTAACATTAGCACTATTATTTTTATCATTTTGTGGCGGGAAAAATGAATTTACTAATACGCTAGAGGAAGTAACATTCATAATAGCTTGTGCCTTGTTTATTATGCCTTACCTTATACCTTGTTTAAAGTTTAAATAAGGCAGTTCAATTTTATTTATGCAATTTTATTTATGCAATTTTATTTAACAAAAAAAAACACGCAATACAAACACGAGCAAATTATTTAGCATATATGGAAAATCGCATATTGGCATGCTTTGACTTGGTTTGTCCAATGAGCTTCTATTGCTTGTTCCGTTGCCCAATCAAGAAGGCTCAAGTCGTAGAGTGGTGTTCTTTTCAACCACTTTTTCGGAGGCATCGGTAACACACTTGGTTCAGGCGAAGCACGCATAATGTCTGAATTAGCCTCCTCACACATTCGCCGAGCCAAATACCGACACTTGCACCTACATTCCTTATACCACAACTCTTTTGTAGTATCCAAAACATCAATGTAGTCAATCTCACGAACCGTTGGCAGCACATAACGAGGCTTGTTTAGTATATGGTGGTCGCAACATTTGCACTCATTACAATTATTCATCTTCTCTTGCCACGACTTTCCCTTGAAAACAGTGTAATCAATAGAACGATCGAGGCAAATAATAGACATTGTTTTTGTAATATATTAAAGTAATAATATATTAAACTAACTCAATTTTATTAAAGACTAACACGAGCGTTAAATTATATAAATCATTTAAAATATAAATCATTTAAAATATAAATCATTTAAAATATAAATTGAATTGATTTAAACTAATAAAACTACTACTTATTATAATTATGTCAGCATTAAATAGCACATTACTAAATATTTGTAAAAAATATTCTACTATTGATTCTACTATTATTGAACAACGTAATGCGATTATAAACACTAAAGAACTTGTCAATCATATTTGTAATATGATTACTTCAAGATGTGCTGATGATGACTTAACACGGCAAATTATGTGTTCGTCACTTGGAGGCGGTAAGAAAATGCTAACCGAAATTATTGAAACAAATGAAGAATTGGGAACAAGCAATTTTAATAATGTTATTTCTTGGAAATGGACCAAAGCACAATTACAAGTTAATGAACAACGAGATAAAATTGACTCGCTAATTTGTGAGGTTGTGAAGGCAATTGTAAGAGAAACAAATGAACTAGAAACGAATGAACTAGAAACGAATGTAGTAGAAACAAATGAACTAGAAACGAATGTACTAGAAACGAATGTACTAGAAACGAATGTACTAGAAACGAATGTACTAGAAACGAATGTACTAGAAACGAATGTACTAGAAACGAATGTACTAGAAACGAATGTACTAGAAACGAATGTACTAGAAACAACACCTTTAGACAAAACAGAACTTGTGAAAAGCCAACTCGAATGTGAAGTTGATTATTTAGACGCAGTCGAACAAAAAGCACAAGATGAATATGAGAGATATTTAGCAGCCAAATCATTTATGTATGGGGTTATTGGTGCGTTTGCTGTTAATGCTTTTGTTGTGTATTTAAACATTAAATATTAAGATATTTTTCAATATAAAAAATTGAATTCTTTTTTTTATATATAAAACATTTATTAACACATTAATAATATGTCTCATACTGACTTTACTAATGATAATAATACGTCATTTGCTATTATTCCACAATATACATTAATGTATGATGTTAAAACAGACGGTCTACGAGATAAAACATATTACGAATTGAAGAACGAATTTAGCGAAAAATTAATTAGATGTCCGTGCTGCAATAAAAATAAAGTGTTTAATATTACATCAAATATTACTAATCATTTTAAAAGTCAAAAACATATTTTATGGAAAACACAAGTTCAAAATGAACTTATTCGACTTTTTGGACATTGTAGTTCGCCGGAACACATAATTAATGTATTAATTAAAGAAAATCGTTATTTAAAACGGTATGTATCAGAATTAACAGATGACACAGCTAATTTAGCGGCTGTTAGAGATAAGTTGTCAAATGAAAATGACAAATTAAAGCAAGATGCGCTTAAAACAACCAACGAAGTTATTGACTTAAAATGGGAAATAAAAAAGGCGGGCATAAAGTATAGCAAACTTATTGACGAAAACACTAAATTTATTGAAGAAAATGCTAAGCAATTATATTTTAACACCAAATTAATTGCTATTAATAAGAAGCTAATTGCTGAAAATGCCAAATTACAATGTGAAGAAATTGAAAATGAAACATTTGTGAATTGTGATTAGTTTATAACGTATAACTTATACATAAAACATAATGTCATTGTAGTCGTGAATGTATGAATAATTTTTTTCATAGTTCATATTCATATTCAAATTCAAATTCAAATCTTTAGTAGAAATATAATATGAGTTAAATAAGCATAATATTTGTATACAAATGACTTCAATAAGCGCAATTAGACTTTTTAGAATAAGAAGTCCTAACATTGCCAACTGAACTTCTAACATTATAAATTAATAGTACTTTAAGAAAAAAACCAGTTCAATTTTTTGTTTTATAAGCAAAATAAACTTACATGCAACCAAAACAAATATCAGGTTCTTCTAACTCAATAACCCGTATTACTAGTTCAAGAACTAGTAAAATATACAATAATAGCGCACATAGAAAAGCAGGAGGAAATAATGAAGGTGGTAACACAAACAAGAGAAGAATAAGAAGACCAAATATTGCGTGTTGAAGTTCTAACATAACTAATTTAGAATATGTTTAAAATGTGTTATAATATATTAAAAATAACTTAAAGAAAAAAATATTCAATTTTTTTGTGCGGTTTCCCCATAATCTTATATTATGTTTACTATGCTTAGTAAGCAAAGTAAACATACACGCAACCAAAACAAATGGCAGTTCCAGCTAACCCAATAGCATCAGCAAATAGTTCAAGAGCAATCAAGATGATAGGACAACAAAACAACAATAGCGCACATAGAAAAGCAGGAGGAAACAATGACGACGACAAGAGCAACAAGAGAAGAATAATAACCCAAATAGGCACAAGCGCTTCATTAAAGCTCATTTTTTATATAGTTTCACACTTTAATATGTAAAGAAAATTTAAACAGTCAATTTTTTTCTACTATACAAAAAGTAGTATGTTTATTTTTCATTTACATGACAAGTATGACATTTTAATGTAAATTTAGTAGTCTTGTGTTCTTCTAAAAATGCTATTACAATTATTTTCATACTAATAGGTTTGGATGTATTAGGCCAAACTTTTTCAAGTGCTCTTTTAAGTAATAAAGGGCGTTCTTCGCCTTTACCATGACACCGTTCGCTAGCAGGAGCACCACAATCGCTACACTTAAATTTTTTAACGTATGTTCCTGTAAATGTATTTCTTATTAAATTTGTAAATACATTTGATCCATAATCTCTAATAAAATCTTGATGACTTGTATCAATTACATTTGTTTTCCATTTAGTATTACTTTTTTCAATACTAGCAATCCGACTACTAATATAATCACTGTGTTCATTTAATGTTGTCATTATTAATTTATTATTAATTTTCCTAACAAATAATATAAACATTCAATTTTTTTACTATACAAAAAATTGAATTAAAGATTTAAAGAATTAAAGTTAAAGTTAAAATTAAAGTATATACACTAGTTCAAGATTCATGGAACAACCTAAGACATTTATATTGGTTGATACAAGTTATTGGATCTTTTACAGATATTATGCTATTTTACAATGGTGGAATCATGCAAATACAGAACAACCATTACCAGAAAATCATATTGAAAATGAAGAGTTTTTGGAAAAATTCACAAAAACCTTTTTAGAGTCATTGACTTTATTTAAAAAAAAACTAAAGCTACATAAAGAAAGAATCAAGGGGCAAAGTAATACTATTCCATGTCCTACTATTATAGCTGTGCGTGATTGTCCTAGAAAGGACATTTGGAGAAATAAACTTTACGAACACTATAAAGGAACCCGAACACAAGACAATGGCTTTAATGGCGGTCCGTTTTTCAAATTTATTTATCAAAATAATAACCAAAAATTATTTGAAGCCGGTGTAAATCATATTTTACAGTTTCCTAATTTGGAAGCGGACGATATTATTGCGATTGTTAAGCAAGATTTACGCACAAAATATCCCGATTCTAAAATCTATATTATAGCAAATGACCACGATTATTTACAGCTTCTTGATGACCAAACTGAAATTATTAATTTTCAGTATAAATTTTTGAAAGAAGCGAAAAAGGTGTTTGAAGAGCCCGAGAAAAACTTATTTTATAAAATTGTGCTAGGTGATAAGTCGGATAACATTAATCCTGTTTTTAAAAAATGCGGACCAAAAACTTGCGAAAAGTATTATGTGGATAAGGACGCGTTTAATGAGGCACTTTTAAAAGAAGC